TGGTAAACAAGAAGGAAAATCCTCTGTTTTATATCCGTCTCCATGCCAGTTAGATATCATGCTAAATTCATAGCAACAAGCTAAAAAGTTAAAAGGTTTATCTGCTTCCATCCAGCCATCATATTTAAAAGGATCTTCTGCATAATTAAGTATATCATCTAAGTTATCATCTACCCACAAAGCCCGATCATTTAGGCTAACTTTATCATTACCCCAAACGTTTGCAGTATGAACTTTTAACCAGTACAACCCGTTCTTACCTAGCGGTACTGGCTCGTCTAGCATAAGAATACCCTTAGCATTATCGGAGGATTGCTCATGTAAAAAAGCAGTGTTAGGGTAAATTCTACCACGGAAGTCTAGGTTATACAGGTGATAAAACACTGTATCTAAATTCTTTTCAGCTAACCTTTCAATTGCTTCCATTTCGATTAGCAAAGATGCTCGTTTTATAGGATCAATTTCTTTAGAGAATTTAAATGGATTTTTCTCTCTGGTCATGCACTCTTTATAAACATCAAATACTGCTTTGTTAATGCGCCAACCTGTACGATTTAATTTGTTAAGAGTGTCTATAATGTAAGACATATTATTATTTTCATAATAAGCTAACGCCTTTGAGTGACCTTTCTTGATTACATTAATACCTGTTTGTGAATGATAAACTTTCTGATGCTGCCAGTCTTCAGGTGGTATATTTACAGGAAACATATCACATTTTTCATTATCGACTAGATTAACCATTTCTTTAATTGCTGGCCAATCTTTTACAAATAGCTTAAAAGACTGATGTTTGTCTTTTTTACCATTCTTATAAAAGTGTTTCTTTCGATAACCTAAAATATTTAGTTCAATGTAAGAGATTAGTATAAACCAACCTCCCTGTGCATCTAGTATACTATCTTGTTCTAATCTTAGTTTTTGTCGGATTCTTCTACCAATACTTGTAGCAACCTCTACTAAAGAAGCTTGCCGCTCTAAACCTTTTAAAACATGAGTATACGAAAACTCTATAATATCTTGAGGTTCCATTTCAAGTAAGAATGAAGCCTTATTCCTTCCATCTAAAAACTTCATTCGATAACTTAAGTCATCAACTAACTTGTCTAAGATATTCATAACTTCCTTTTCTCTAGGACATTATACATTATAGTATTCCTATTTAATTAAGGACATTAGTTAATTACAGGAAAAAGATTACAACTGATAATTAATATACTAATAAATAAGCCTATAATTAACCTCTTTCAAAAAAAAAAAAAAAAAAATGGTTTTAAGACCCCCACCCCCGAAGGGGCAGGGAAAGTTATTACCTATTAAAAGGTTATTGAGATTTTATCTCCTTTGTATAAGTATCTTACAACACTCTCTGGAGAAAGTTTATCATTATCAAAATATTCTACTTTTTGAAGACCACCGGGGCTATCATGGTAAAATACATGAACCATAGTTTTAGTTTTATCTTCATAGATTGCAAGACCCTCTTGATGGGGTGCCGCAGCCATGCGAAAGATAAACGCTACAGGCTCTTCATTGGTTATATCGTATTCAATCTGCATTTCTTCTCTCCTTCTTTAAGGTCAACTATTATAACTACCTGTTAAGATAGGCGTTATTTGCTTGCCAAGCTTTAATCCAGTTATAAACTGAACCCTTAGAAACTCCAAACTTATCAGCAGCAAGTTTAGCGTTTGTGATTAGTGCATAACGAGCACACCGATTACGGAACTCAGAGTTGTAGATATGCAAAACAAAAGGATCGTCAGAGTAACCCTTTTGATTCCGCATGTTATACTCTTGGCTTAAACCAAAAGCTTTAACCCAACTCCATACACTACTTATTGAAACACAGTAAAGTTTAGCTGCTGCTTGATAAGACGTGTTAATAGCACACTGAGCCACTTCTCTACGAAATTTATCAGTGTAACCATGTGATGGTAGGATAGTTCCAAGAAAGATTTTGCTGTTTTGCATTTTATTAATACTCCATTGCTTCTTCATAAGTCTGGAAAAAATGAATACCGTGTGTACACTGCACACGAATATCATCATCGTACTTGTCTGGATATATGATCTCACCGGGTTTGTAATAAACCCTACCTGTGTGTGTGTCATACCCTTCTCCAGACACAACCTTAACATATTCAGCTCGACACTTACGACCTACAAGGCTTGCAGTACGACCAGCCTTAGCAGGTATCTCAAGGACTGCCACGTTACAGTTAGAAAGTTTTTTGAACCCATACATCATATAACCTTCTGGTGTGATCTGAAACCGTGGAAGATCGGCACCATAAAGATCGGCACTACTAAGATCGGCACCATAAAGATAGGCTCTACGAAGATCGGCACTACGAAGATTGGTACTACGAAGATGGGCACCACGAAGATGGGCACCATAAAGATTGGCACCTTGAAGATTGGAACCACAAAGATTGGCACTACTAAGATCGGCACTGCTAAGATCGGCACTACGAAGATCGGCACCATAAAGATTGGAACCACAAAGATTGGCACTACTAAGATCGGCACTACGAAGATCGGCACTGCTAAGCTCGGCACTACTAAGATCGGCACTACGAAGATCGGCACTACGAAGATCGGCACCATAAAGATTGGCTCTATAAAGATTGGCACCATAAAGATTGGCACCTTGAAGATTGGCACTACTAAGATCGGCACTGCTAAGCTCGGCACCATAAAGATTGGAACCACAAAGATTGGCACTACTAAGATCGGCACTACGAAGATCGGCACTACGAAGATTGGCACTACGAAGATCGGCACTACGAAGATTGGTACCTTGAAGATTGGCACCTTGAAGATTGG